GACTTTGCATACTCATACAATTCCCAAAACTCGTTTTTACCTTTTGGTGTCGAAATAAAAGTACAGCTACCTTTTCTATCTGTTAATGACGGACGTAACACTGTAGGCCATGCTGACGCTGGAAAGTCTGCCATCTCATCACAAACTATTGCATCGAAATAAAGACCACGCATAGCATTGTAATTATCTGCACCATAAAGGCGAAATCTGCTTCCATTGCTAAAATCAATCCTAAGTTCGCTGTTATTGATCTTTCTGTCTGGAATGTCTCTAGTGTATTCTAATGCATAATCCCAAGCTACAGCTTTTGCTTGTGAAAGATATGGAGCGATATACGCTACCCTTACATCTTTCTTTTCAACAGAAAAACATGCTCTTATTAAATCATTGATAGCCGCTACTGTCTTTCCAAATCTACGATGCGCAACAATAATAGCAAAGCGCTCTGTCCTATTGTGAAAGTCGTTAGCCTGTTTGCGCGGCGTGTAATCAATTTCTATTACGTCTTCCATTTCAATCTTACCACATGCTCAAGTCCACCATCTACCTCTGCTTTGACCTGCATAGGCAACACCTTACCCATGAGTGACATAAATGATTGTGGATTTTCTATAGCCTGATGCTCAAGGTAAGAAATCATACCTTCCTTCTTGGCTTCCTCTACAAATCTTGGGTCTGCTTTATCTGGGTCATCATATCTAGCTAAGACGATGTTTTGTCCTGCTCTATCTGCTGCCTCTAGTATTGCATCTTTAAGTAGTCTTGGAACCTTATTGCCTGTTCCCTTTTTCCTACCAGATCCCTCTACTTTAGATATTTGTTCTCTTTTTGTACTCATATGTCCGTCCTAATAGGGTGCGTCTATACTTCATATAATATAACCTAGTTTGTTTGCAAAAAAAAGCCCCCCGAAGTTTTGGGAAAAAAGGAACAACTCCGAAGGGCTAGAAGAGGCGTATCGCAGGGAGGAAACCAATACACCCCCTGCAAGACATACTACCATAATTTAATAATTATTGATAGCTGTCAACGCTTCCTGATAAGGCTGCAAGTCTGCCTCAGTGACTAACCCCTTATTCAAAAGCTTTCTAGCTTCTGTTCCATTAATGTAGTTTTCATCTACTGGTTCGCCACGTTTAATTCTACCTGCGTTAATTTTAAAAGGATCAGGTTGATATTTGTTATCACCTGTCAAATCACGAAACTCAGGGCGTCTAGGAGCTATTTGTTTTGCTGCTTTGTGCATTTCTTTTATTGTAGGCCATGTTCTAGTTTCTAAATTACCAAGCAATGCTTCTTCAAAATCACTGAACCAATCCTTGTATCCCTTCGTAGGTGCTGTCTTAATAACTACATTTGTAAGTATCTCAGCTTCCTTCTTCATGCCCTCACTGTTGTTTGTGATTGCTCTAGGTGCATTTAAACGTCCTAGCATTGATAGAAACATTTCTTTTAACTCTTCATTTCTCATTCATCATCTCCTGCAAAACTTTATCCTGAATATTAACTGTCGCTAACTCAACTTCATTTGTCCANNCAAAAATGTTTAATACTTTCTGCATAAGCTTTGATACCATCTAAAATAACATCTGGTTTAGCTTTCTTACAAGCAGTCATAAATGATTGCTTTGCTGCTATCTTGTTTATTTTTCTTGGGTAATAACTCCAAAATTCTTCGAATAATTGATCTATATTATTAGGTTTATTTCCAAGGTTATTTATTACTAGGTTATTCATGCGCAGATTTTGCGTATCCCCATGCGCAGATTTTTCGCTACCCATACGCAGATTTTGCGCATCGTCTGAGTTCCAAGGAGTTCCAGAGAGATCTAATATGTAACTATTAGTTGTCTTACCGCCTGTTTCCCTGTATTGTGCTTTTCTTTCTAAGAAACCTTCTTGTTCGAGCGTCAATATATGTGTCTCTACAGATCGTCTTGACATCTCACATAATTGCGCAAGTCGATTGATGCTTGGGAAACATTCGCCTGTTTCTCCGTTATGGTGGTCTGCAATCCAATATAATACTATTTTTGTCGCAGGCTTTAAATTAGTTTGCTTCATTGCTAGTGCTGTCATATAATGCGACATGAGGCATCCTTTCTTTCGGTCTTTGGTTGTTTCACTTCTCTTTAAACTGGCCCTCTACTTCGGTAGGGGGTCTTTTTATTTAATCATATCTAAAGTAATCTGACAAAGCTTTTACTGTAGTATATTTAACATCGTCAAATTCTCCATCTCTAATTCTATACACAGTGTGACGCGATAAGCCTGTCTTACTGCATACATCTGCAGGGCGTTCATCTTTCAATAACTCCTGCACATCTTGTAGTGTCAGCATTGTTTCCATATAATTTTTTTCCTTATTTGCGTTATTAGGGTTGTGTCTACGATACATTTATGGTAAACGCAAGATACATTTTGGGAAAAAGGATAAAAAAATGTCAGAACAGAAAAGACCGCCACAGGTTACAGTCAAGCTTTTTATAGCGACTGCAATTAATGAATACACAATGAAAGCACTAGACACTGGTGCGCCTATGTTTCCTACCGAAGCACACAAGATATTAGATGATGCAATCGACAAAGCATATGACGCATGGGAAAAAGACGGTGTTCTAGCAGGATTAACAAAAAACGAGGAGAAGGAAGATGCCTAAAGCATTACCACCAAAATTAGCAGAAGTGTTAGACAAAGTAGGTCTGACACAAAAACAAGCGACATGGGATTGTCACGGTACACCTGTCATACTGCACAAAGCTTGCGAAAAAATAGCTGCAGAGTACAATATAATATTCGATGCGCCAAACATGATAGAAAGTGACGCAGGCAGTAAGTACGCTGTTATGTGTGTTACTGGTCACATGGGCGATAAGACAGAATGGTCTATCGGTGAGGCTGCGCCTTACAACAATAAAAACACATACCCTTATGCAATGGCAGAAAAACGTGCAAAAGATCGCGTTATACTGAAGCTTGTAGGATTGCATGGTGACGTATATAGTCAGGCAGAAGCAGATGAATTTAACGAAGCACAACCAAAAAAACTAATGGATTTAGATACATTTGCTAGAGTAGATGCTGCTATAGAGTTTTACGAAACTTGTTCTGCTGAGAAATTTGAAGAAAATGAAAAGCGGTATAAAAATTTACTAAACAGCCCAGATATTACAGAGAAAGCATACGAGGCTGTAGTCGAAGCACATAACAAAAGAAAAGTGGAGTTAATGATATGAAAGTTATTACAATATTTGGGCGTCTTACCAAAGACGGTGAAGTTCGTCAGACGGACACAGGGAAGTTTGTTACCTTTTCTGTGGCGGTTAACGAAGGTTATGGAGAAAATCAAACAGCAATCTTCTTCGATGTAGCCTACAATCGTGAGGGCATTGCGCCATACCTAACAAAAGGTAAGCAGGTTACAGTGCATGGTGATCTCAAAACCAGTGTTTATAACGACAAAACCTACCTAAAAATACAAGCTTACAAAGTAGAGCTAGGAGCTACTATAGAGGGCGCACCTAAAACTGTCGCTGAAGTATCTGAACAAAACAATCGGATGGCAGAGGGGCAGTCATTATCGGATGATTTAGGCGATGACGAAATCCCATTCTAAAATCCAAGTCTACATCAGAGATGGGCAACTAATGCCTGTCTCTGAACATGACAGTCAACAGCTTGAAGAAGCAAAGCAGGGGCAAGTATACAACCTGCAAGCCACAGGCAAGCGGTCTAACCCACAGCACAGTTTGTACTGGGTAACGCTAAGTAATGTGGTTAAAGCTACAGGGCGTTGGCCTACCGCAGAACATCTTCACAACGAATTAAAATGGGCATGTGGTTATGTTAAGATGCGTTGGAACAGTTTAGCAAGCGCACACATGAGAATGATTGATAGTATTAACTTCGATGAAATGGATCAAAAAGAATTTAATCAATACTTTGAGATGTCGATGGCAAAACTATCTGAGGCTGTAGGTTATGACGTATTATCGCCCAACATATGAAACAAATAATAATTTAATTAAAGAAGAAGAGCTTGCGCAGTATGCTGCGTTTAAATGGAACTGCGAAATGCGCAAGCAAGACAAGTACAACCAGTTTGATTATGTAGCTTTAAAAAATAACCGCGTTAGAGCATTTGTTGAGTTACGGTGCAGAAACAATAATTATGCACAGTATCCGACATGCTTTATAACTGCTAACAAACTTGCAGGCGCACACGCTATGCACCAAGCTACAGGACTTAAAATATTATTTCTTGTAGGGTGGAAAGATAAAACAGGTGTTGCTAATCTGGTAAAGCAATATCCTATATCAATAGGCGGCAGAACTGACAGAGGTGACAAAGCAGACATGGAAGCAGTAGCAGAAATACCAATATCTGAATTTAAGATATTATGACAAACCTAGCTAAGAAACCACCGCTAGGCTTAAAAAGCAAAACAAAGAAAAAAGACGCAAAGCATTTAGACAAGATACGATCTATGCGTTGCTGTGTCTGTCAGAAGTTTGGACAGGTGCAGAATAGCCCAACAACAGCGCACCATGTAATCCATGATAGGTATGGCACAACAAAATCTAGTGACCTTGAGGCCATACCCTTATGTGATGGACATCACCAAGCATTGTGGGATAAATCAAAAGATTGCGCAATACATGATGATAAGAAAAAGTGGCGTGAACTATATGGTGCTGATTGGTCTTATGTCCAAGTAACACAGATATAAAGAACAGCACCCTTATCAGGGTGACAGTAAACTTTCTGCGCCTCAATGCTTGTAACCTGCTTATCGTCTAAGATAATAGCGTCCATACCGCTAATACCGTCTTTGGCAATCTTTACGATATTGTCTAAATCAGGTTTACAGATAGGTTTGATTGCTCCGTATTCTGCTTCTAGCTTTTTAATTTTAGGCCATGATTTAGGTATCTCCATAAAGGCTATTACCTTGAGATGGCAAAACCTGCCCGTAGGTTTTAGTTTCATTTCCTGCATTTTAGCCCAAGCTGCAGCTTGTATGCGCTTCTCATAATCCCTTGTTTTTGCAGGGGTATATGCGTGTCCTGCCTTGGTAAACCTTGGCCTACCCTTGCCTATCGGCTGTCCAGAAACTTCTATTTCTACTTTAAACATAAGTTTTTGTAACTTTTTTTTAAAATAATGCAAATAATGCTTGTGCTTATGTATCACCTGTGATACAACCTAAGTATAGGAAAAAAGGAGAAACCAATGACAAACGACTGGCAATCACACAAAGTAGCAAACTTAACTTCACTAATTACAGTTAATGCTAACAGACTTGAGGTTTTAGAAAAATACTCAAGAGACAGAGATTTAATGGACGAAGAAATCCAAGAATATGAACTTTGCCACAGAGTTTTAAAAAAAGCTGCAGACGCTTTAACAGTAAAACTTGCTTACTAAAGGAGAAACCAATGACTACAGAATTAGCAAAGGAATGTAAGGTTAACGGCTACAACCGAAGCACTTACAATCAAATTATGATTGAGCATAACGGTAGAACCTTATCTATTGTTCAGCACTACAACACAACCGTCAGCAATCATGGAGTGCTGTATTGCTCAGAAATCATGGACATGTCTACGCAACGTGTAGAGCGTTTCGATGGCACAGGTCACAGTTTAATAGAGGCTATAAAAGCCTTTGATCAGTTCTGTCCAATAGAGGACGGAGAATATGAAGAAGGAGAAGTGTAATGAGACTATATACTAACAACAAAGGCGAATGGACAGGCACACAAGCCGATGCCAAAAAAGCTTGGGGCAAAGACATGGCACTTGTCGATGTTCCTGTAAGTCAGGAAGCCCTGATGAAGTGGCTTAACAGTTGTCGGGTTGTATCGCAAAGACATGCACAGATAGCTGACCAGTTTAACACACCTAGCGAAACACCGCAGGTCACAAGCCCACAGTATAATCATCCTTGGGCAACCATCAAAGAGTGCGCAGAAAAAGCATCGCTCAAAGATTTAGGTGTAGCCCTGTCAGTTCTAATAAACCGACTTGATGAAGTAGCAGATCAACAGAAGGAGTAGTCTAATGACACAATTTTATACTGACATAACATTAGAAATTAAAGGCCAAGAATTTAAGATAGAAATCTATGGTGATGTAGACAGGGATGGATGCGCAGAAAACATAGAAATGTATTGGCAGAACTTTGTAACAAAACAACAAAAAGACGTACCAAAACGTGTTCGCACATACATCGAAAAACAATACGGCTACGAAATAGAAGATGCTATTAGCATGGCTGCGATAGATGACGGTGACTTTGGTTATGATTGTTGGAAGGAGCGTTATACATGAAAGACTATGAGTTTACATTTGACAGTGAATACGGCGTTTACTTTGGTATGATCCAAGCGCCAGATGAAAAAACATTTCTAAAAGAAATTAGAAAGCAATACCCAAACGATAAAGGTGCTGATGGTTACTTTGACTGCCCTGACACNNGATATGTAGTATGGAATACTTTACCTTGCTGACGGTGTATTACCAATTTTTAGATTACCCGATGGAGTTTAGTGTTTGGTTTTACAATGAAAATGATTGTTGGAAAGCCGTTATGGACAAAGTTTCTATCTACCAAATTATAGATGCGGAACAAGCTACCTGCCAAAAAACTGACATGATTTCTAAAGCTATGAAACCAAAAGCAAGACCTTGGTGAAGTTATGCGATACAGGCACAATCTAAACCCTGCAGATGAAGGCTTACTGAGGCACTTACGGCAGTTAGTGGATAGGCTCCAAGACGAACAATACAGATTAGACGCCCATCCAAATGTTAAACAAGATCTGTTTAGAGCAAGAAAAGAATTAAAAGAATTTACATCTAAACTCAGACAAAGAGGAGTAAATATATAATCGTGTGACCAGAGCAGCAAAAAAAGCAGATTATTGTTTTATGTGAGAAAACAGGAAACTACTCTGGTCACTTTTAACCTATAACCAAGCCTTTACAGAGAAGCAAGGACAAGCTTTTGAAGCATACTCATTATGTCCAGACACTTTTGTAATGCTTGGAAATTGTTTTTTGTAATCTTCTATTAGTTGACGTAATGATGCTTCCTGTTCTGGCGTAAAGTTGTCAGAAAATTCTCCGTCAGCAATGCCACCTCTACCACCAACTAGACTTACCCCTATCGTAGTCTTGTTTCGGCCCCCTACATGCGCTCCTGTGCGCTCTACAGGGCGTCCGTAGCCTACTGCACCATCTCTGTGTATAACGGCATGATAGCCTATGTC